GTATTAGTTTTAACTGCTGTAAAGTCGTCTTCTGTAAGCGATCTAAATTCAATAGGATTACCGTCTTTATCCCACTTTGTAGGGAACTTAAGGTCTGCCATTGATTGGACACCCATTGCAATACCCGCAAGTGCACGGCCCATACCAGAAACAGCTTTAATACCTTGATATACTTTAGATGTACCCGAATAGTCCCCCGTCACAAGTGATTTAATAGAAGGTCCACCACCTGGATACTTATCACCAATTGCATAAAATGCATCACCTAATACAGTTGTTACTTTAGCAATTTGGTCTGGTAATTTATCGTAATCTATATCAAGTGCCTGAAATTTCTCAAGACCCTTAGCAATTGATATTAAAGCATTACCTGTACTAATAAGAGCAGGTGCACCAGCATACATACCTGCAATCACAAGAGGTGGTAACATAACTGAACGTGCAATTGATAACATAGCCCATTCCATATTTGACATCGTTCTACCACCGCCAAAACCTAAAATACCGTTAGTTTCATGACTAGAATCAGCAAATAATCCGCCTTTTTTAAACAAAGATGGTTTTAAAACCTTAGACATTAAGGAAACCCCATGGGCAATAGCTATAAGTGCACCACCTGCTAAAATCATAGCCGCGGCACCTGGAATAATAAATGCAGATGCAGCACCGGCACCTGCCATAAGTACACCTAAGCCAGTAACTAAAGCACCCATTTGCGCAATAGATTCCCAACCATCAGCCGTTGGTGGAACTGCTTCTGTAAATATAGACATTGAAAGAGCTAATACAACAATAGGAATTGATGCTATTAACATAGCCATTGCACCTTTCTTAATTGTTGAAGCAAATATACCAACCAATCCAAATACAACACCTGTACCCACTATCATCGCGGCCACAAGTCCCAGAGCGCCACCTAGTCCCATGCTATATTCACCAGCTTCACCCGCATCCGAAATATATTTAGAACCCTCCATTAAAATTATAGCAGTCAAAATTATACCACCTGCTAAACTAACCATTGCTAAACCCGCAATAGCTAATCCCGTTGCAACTTCTTTAATACTTTTAGTGACACCTATTTTATTCAATAGAGAAAATATACCACCAACTGATAAAAGCATTGTGCCAGCCAACATTAAGGCTGGTATACCAATTATAAGAAGCGGGAGAGAAAGTGCGAGCATACCCGCAAATTTAAAGATTGCGCCACCTAATTCCTTTAAAGCATCAATACCGGTGACAATAGCGTTCATTTTAGCTTGAGCTTCTTTACCACTTGGCATTAAGTCCAATGCTTCTGCAATCTGTTTAATACCAGTACCGATACCTTTTACCGCAGTACCTAAAGCTTTTGCGTCTTTTTTATTAACCTTAAGTTTAGTTACACCACCTTTAGAAATTGCTTTAAGGTAATTGCGCATTTCCACAAAAACGCCAAACAGGTCTCCTTGTGGGGAAACCTGTAGGGCTGTATATTCTGTAGCTTCTACAATTCTCTCTTGATTATTAGTAGAAAGCTTTTCAAAAGCGGATTTAAAAAATGAAGCCATTAAAGCTGATTAATATTTAGTTTATATATCAGAATTTAGGTGCAGTAAAATTAGGCATTTTAGGCATCGACATGTTCGGCATCTTAGGTTGACTTGACTTAATGCTTGCCATTTGCTCATTCATTTCTTCTGATTGTTTACTGTTGCCTTTTTCCTGCTCCTTCAACATTGTTGAAAGTTCTTTAACTATATAATGGTATTCATAAAAGGGCAGCGCCTCGACTTCCGAGGGCTGTATCCTTAAATGATGCATTAGATAAAACTTAGTCTTAAAGTAGTTCTGAAGAGAGATCTGAAATAATGAAAAGACTTTTGATTCCACCTGGAAAGTCAAGAGGGACAAGGACCTCCTCACCTTGTCGATCAACTACTAGATTAGATTTCACTCCAATTTTCATTTTTTCAGCAAGTCTATAGATTACCATGTACTTTCTTTCTGACCATCCCTGGAAGTCAACTTCCATTTCAAAAATCTTTTTAGAGTTGAATCCTCTCCAGTCTTGAACTAAGTACGCTGCAATCTGAATGAATGAAGCATCCCATGTTTTACGCTCCGATTGGCGTGACTGCATGAATTTAGTAATCTCTTCCATCACACCAATTGTAGGTGGTGCAATAACAACCTCACCGGCTGATTTAGTCTGCACTACATAAGCTCTTTTCTCAGAATCATAGTATTGCTCAATTTCAGCAGGGACTGTCTCTGTGTCAAAGTATTTAGTGCTCAGCTCGACGTCAAATGATTCGCCATTTGAATCTTGGCCTTTAAGCATTAATTTGTTTTCAGGTTCTGGGAATGTTAAATCTCTAATTGAAAGGATTAAGAAGATTCTATCTTCTTCAAGAATGTCCTTGTAAGATAACATTTTTGTACCTGATTTAAATTGAGTACAGCTTTTAACAATAGCGTTAAGGTTAGACTCAATGTCCATAAGGTTACCTTCGTCCATTATAGAGAACGCTCTGATTTCAGCGACTTTAGCTGATCTAATTTTAAGCGTTGCATCACTTGGATAAAATTTACCCTGTGATGGTAGATTCTCTACATTAACTTCAACCCAACCTAAGTGGATATCAGATTCTAAAGTTTCGTTTTGGAATTTAGCCATAGAAGCTTTTCCTAAACCGTTCTTTTTTACTTCGTTGATGATGTCTTGTTCTTTACCTTCTACCATGTTTTGGTATGGGTCCTTAGTGTTTTCTTCCATTTGTTATTTCTTTTTGAGCTGCTTTAGTTTATCTTTGCCGAATACTTTTTCTTCTTCGTCTCTCGATTCTATTTCAGTTCTAATTAATTCTCTAATAAATGCCGACATTGAAATCGGTCTTTGACCATTTTGAATAGCATCATTTAAAATGATTCTATTCAGTACAGAAACTTCCTCTTCTGATAGGAGTACCTGTAATTTATTTGTTAGCTTATTGCTCATACTATATTATTATTATAATAACTTTTTAAGGGTTAAAAAGAGAGCAGGTATTAGCCTGCTCTCTGTATTAAATTTAAATACTACTAAATTAAGCAAGTTCTTCTTTGAAGTTATCACATCTCCAAGTAACATCCATAACTTGAGGTGCAGCGTCTGAATAGTCGCCTCCTTCTAGGAATGGAAGACCTGATGAAATAAAACAATCTTCTAGAGTTACTGTTCTAAAAATGTCACCTTTTCTATTGAATTGAGTAACAATAATAGTACCTACGTAATCTTTTTTAAGACCCATCTCGCCAGTATTAGCATTGTAGATTAGGTTGTACCAATCTTTTAGTGTCTTGTAAACATACGCTTGGTTAGCATCGTTTAAGTTAAGTGAAAAGTTTATACCTAAGTCGATTGAAGTGCCCTCTGGTTGAGATGCAAATGAACGAGTTACAAACTTAAACTTTTGTTCTTGAGTACCAATAGCTTTATTAATTTCAAGACCTGAAATTGAATTTACTTGCTGTAATAGCATATTAGCACCTTGAACTCCTGCAGGTGGAAGAATAGTTACTTCAAACAGTGACTGTTGTACTGGTTCAAAGTTTCTACCTTTTCTGCTAGTTTGATCTTGTGAATAATGTGGAAGTGGCATATCTTCTATAATCTTTTTTTATATATCTGATTAACTGAAGTTACCTGACGCAATTTCACCAGTGTTTAAAACTGTTGTTCTTTGAACAACGATTTCTAAACCTTTAACTGGCTCAACAAATGTATCTAGGATACCAATGTTTGCATCAATTACTTCGTTTGTATTATTTGTAGTGTCAATCACATTCTTGAATTCGTATACACCAGCATCTGCTTTAACTGATTCCATGAATGAATCTGCAAGTGTTTTGATTTCAAGTCTTGTTTGTGGAGTATTAAACTCGAATACGTAATCCTTTAGGATAGCTGCTAAGCCGTCTTGGATGTAAATCAGAACCTCTCTTACGTGTGCCGAAGAAAGAGCTGACTGTACAGACTGCTGTGCAGTTTTATTACCTAGGATAGTTAGACCAGCACCTCTTTGGAATACGATTGGGTTGATTCCGAATGGCTCTAGTATATCTCTGTCTGATTTATCAAATGCATATTCAGCACCTACGATACCAGCACCTGAAATAACACCTCTTCTTGGACCAGCAACGATTGCCCATGGTGAAGAATCGATGTATTTATCGATGAAGTTGTTAGACACGTAACCCGCGGCAGGAACAATAATATCTTTATTGTTTTCTCTTGCAACTAGAGCAGTGTAGTAGAATGCATAGTTAGCACCATCGTTAATACCTGGTAGAGCAAATAGAGAAGTTGGATTCTTATCTAGGTTACCGCCAGTAGCGATGAAGTTGATATTGAATGTACCGTTAGCATCTGTGAAAGAAGGATTAGTTGACTTCTTGAATTCAGAAATAAATGGAGCATTTAGGATAGCTGATGCATTTTGTCTTTCTTTTGCTAGAGATGAAAGCTGTACTTTGTTTAGTAGCGACCCGTTGTCGTAAGAAGCAAAAGTATCAACGATGTATCTGAAATTGATAGCATCTTTATCTACTAATGAATTAGCTAGACCAGAACCTAAAGTTACAGCATCTAAACAGTCTTGGATTGTTTGGTCTGCGATACTAGCGCCTTCAATAACAAATGTCTTGTAGTGGTCTACAGCATCTTCAAACGACTTGTAGCCTTTCATGTCAGTTGTGTCTTTAGCTTCACCTGAAACATATACTGTGTAAACGTCATCAGAACCAACAACTTGCTTAGCAACTCTTAGTACTTTAACCATTCTATCTGGTTCTTGCCCTAAAATGTAATCACCAGCTACTAAGTCAAATGAAGGTACAGCACCTGTAACTTCTTCATAAATTGTAATTGTATCAGCAGCAGCAGACGTATCAATACCATCATAAGCTGCATTGATGTTACCCGAACATACAACTGTTGTTGCATTTACAGAAAGAACTTCAACATAACCAGTATCACCTTGTAGGAAATCACCAACTGAAATTTCAGTTGAAATATCAAAACCAGTTACCGTTAGTGTATCAGTTGATACTGAAGTTGTAGTCGCAGCTACTGGAGGTGTTGCAGTGGCATCTTCAGCCGGGAATGTAATAGTCGGTAGCGCGTTATAAGAAACAGACGCACCAGCTGTATAAGTTACGTGAGCACCTGATGATTTATCATAAGTAAAGTTTGAGTCAATATCATAAGCTCTTTTACCAGCACCAACTGAATAAGAAAGAAGGTCGTAAGATAAAGAATCGTCATATGAATGACCTACTAAATCAGCCTTATTAACTTTTTTAGCCGGGTTTAAATCTTCTAAAACTTTATCCTCTAGAACTGCTGAGAATAAACCAGTTCTTCTTGCTTCTGAATTAACAATTGTTTCAATGTATAGGTTGTTACCTTCTTTGTCAGTAAAACCTGGAATCATAGAACCAGTGTATTTAGCAATTAAAGAAACTTGTCTTAGATTTGCAAATTCGTCTAGTTTGTCTTTCTTTAGACCTGCTGTTGTAAAGAACTCACCGTATACCGGGTCAGTTGACATTGCAGCAGCATCAAATGAACCTTTGAATACAAATATGTCTACCATAAAATCAGAAACGTAATCGAATGCATTCATAAATGCAGGTACTTCTGATTCACCATACCATTCTCTTGCTAAGATATCAAATGATTTAACATCTTGAGCTTTTCTTACAATAACTGTAATATTATCTTGCTTGATGTTTGCAAATCTTAGTAGATTATTATCTGATGTACCTACAACATCATTTAAAGCTTCGTCAGAAGGTGACCAAAATTTCTCTGTGTTAAAGTAATTGTAGTATGCACTATCTCCTGTGCTTTCTGTTGCAGATGCGTCAGATGCATCAGATACTGGTGCAACATAGTCAATAACGTCTGTTGCTTCAAAACCAGCTAGGTTTAATGCTAGGATTGGACCTCTTGTTAGAGCAGCTAGTGCTGATCTGTGGAAGAACATCCCTCTTTTTTCTAGGTTTTTATCGATTGAACCGAAAACCTCAATAAATTGTTCAACTGTGCTTACTAAAACTGGAGAATTGTAAGGTCCCTTTTTAGAGTGACCAACTACAAGTCTTAAAGTTTCCGCTGGAATATTAGCAGACTGAGACTTGTCGAATTCTAGTCTATAAACACCTGAACTTTTAAATTGTAATAGTTGTGGACTTAGTGCCATGATGTATAACTATATTTTTTATTTTATGTATATATCTCTTTTTAATATGAACATTCTTATAAAATGTCATAAATATCAAACTGTAAGGTGCCGTCACCTTCAAAGTCTTTATTAAGAACAGTTTCCATTTTTTCATAAAGCTCTGGTTCAATAACGTCTAGTAGTTCTTCAACCATATCAGCATAGTCAATAGTTTGAAATAATTGACAAACAGTAACACAACTCATGATAACGTCATCGTTACCGTGCTGTCCACCGTATGAACCATTTTTTAAAGTACCAAACATTGAAGCCTCTTCAACTGTAGTTCTTTCGTCAAATACAATTCTGTTCTGTTCAGCGATCTTTTTAAGGTCCTGACACATTACTGGCTTATTATCAGATTTAACTCTAATACCCTGTTTAAGCACTCTTGCATCGTGACGGTGTTTAAAACGAACAATCATTTCTTCATCGAATTCGTTTCTTCTAGGGAAGATAGTCTCTAGATATTTGATAAGAATAGAACCGTATGTATTGTACTCGATAACCATTTTTAAATTTTCTGAATTGAAAATTTCAACAGATAAAGTATACAGTATTTTAGCGAAGTCTTCAATAACATGTTCGTTAGACCTAAAAATACCAATCTGCTTCAATCCAAAAAAGTCTTGCATCGAACTAGGATTTAATAATACATCCATTTGTTTTTCTTCGATAGGTACTATTTCAAACATATTAATAACTGAATAATCACCTCCATTACCCTCTGCAATATCTATTGAAAAAGCAAAATACTTATCAGATTCTTTAGCCATTTCTGGGTCAAAGTCTGGGTGCCAAGATAAAAACCCTTCAGTATTGATATGAATGTTTTCAAAATCTTCAAGGTCATGATAAACATAATCCTTAATACCCTTACGTAACTTTTTCATTGTAGCTGGACTAAACAATAAGTTAGATGAACTAACAAATTCATTACCGTATTGTCTGTTGAATGCATCTTCAGAACCAAGGTTACCTAATTCACGTTCGTACCAAGCATCGTCTCTATCCGGGTGTTGCCACCAATCAATCCTAGTTGCTTTATATGCATTCTCACCTCTTTCAGCACCTGAAAAGATTTCATAAAACTTATTAAAACCATTAGGTGTTGAAGTAATATTAATCCTAGATACTTTAGAAGCTGAAAGCGTTGGATAAACGTTTTCATAGAATGAATCTACAATAGTTGGATGAACGTGAGCAAACTCATCAAGATACAGGTTATGAATCGTAAAACCAATACCTGACTTTGCAGTAGTTGACTGACCTACTAGACGACACCCGTTGTCACACTTAACATTCATGACATCGTATTTAACGATACCTGGTTTCATATAGAATGGAAGGTTTTCAATAACAACTTTAGCCTTATCAATAATTTCTTTAGTCGAATCTGATTTGTTGGCTAGTAGTAGGGTTGTCTTGTCAAAGTTAAATGTTAGGTACCATGCATTGAAGATAGATGCTGTTACCGTCTTACCCATTTGTCGAGACGCAAGTACAACATTGAATCTATTGTGCTGGAAGTCTCTTAATAATTGCTTTTGATAATCACGAAGCTCAACTTGCTGAACACCCTCATCAGTCATTACAACAGCATAAGTTTGTGCAAAATAAACAATATCATTTGCACATTTTGCTAACTCAGCAATTTCTTCATCAGTATACTCAAATACAATATTACCTTTACGAAGAAACTGTTTACCTTCATAAAAAGGCAAAGCTACTTTAGGTCGATAACCCTGGTCCATTGCAAGAACCAAGTCATTAACCGATTTAGTAGACCATACCAATTTTTCAGCAACAGCATCTGAATCTGACTTTGGTATCCATTTATTATCTCCTGTGTAATCTGACATTATTCGTTGTCTTCAATTTCAACATCCTGGACGTCGTTATCGATACCTGCTCTAATCTTAGACATCAAGTCTCTTGTACCTCTTTGGACGTTACCACCGTCGTTATTTCCGCCCGTGGCTGTATCTGTAATCTGTTTGTTTGTGCGTTCTTTATAAAGTTCCGCATCCCTGGCAATACGCTTAACTGATTCTTCAGTTGCCATTAAATACATTGTTTGTGATTTAATGATATCGAGCATTGATTTTTGAAGAGTAGCAAGAACCTCGAACATTCTTGGTGCCAATTCACCGTTTTCGATAGTTTCTAATAGTGTTGTTAAAGCACGTTCACCTGCTTGAAGTTGGTAGACAAGAGAACTCATGGTCATCTCGTCCATTCTTTTTTTGGCTTTAACGTATTCGTCGTGTTCTATGATATCAGCGTCAAGATAAAAACGCATCAAAGAATCTATAGTCTTTTTTGCTTGCTTATCAGAATTACCCTTAACTACAGCGTAATCAAAAGGTTCATAATGTTCTGAAGCTACGGGTAACTTAGGGTCAACCTCAATACCTTCTAAAGAATCATCATCACCAATAAGGCTATCTAGTTCATTTCTAATTTCATCCGCCTGTGAACGAATGTTCTTCTTATCATTAGCCATAAATATAATCTATTAATATAATATTATATATATCGTAGATACCACGACACATTTAATATACGTTTGTCAAAGTTACCTTGCGTTGTGGTATCTTTGGTATGAAAGTGATGGAATTGCGTTGTCGATTAAAAGAGCTAAATGAGCATCTCTTACCAATGATTGGTTTAAGATATTACTGTGTTGCTCTTCTTCAATTGTTTTCTTCCAAAGCCTGATGTTTGTAAGCTTAAGCTTACCACCTTTAAGCCTATATGGTCTATCAAGGTCCCAAATAAATGCTTGTGTAACTGGTCTAGTTTCGCTAAATTGTAGCTCTAGATTGTTTGTAGCATCTTGTGGTCTGTTTCTATTATTAGCCTCATTAAGATAATAAATGCTAACCGAAAGTTCACGGAACGTGTTTGACATGTTAATAACAAGACCATACCATTCATGTGAACCTAAAATCATATTATGCATAAATGTATGCATTTGATTATTCACCATTACCTCAAGTTTACTAGAAGAAAGTCTAACTGTTAAACCTTCACCAAATTGGTCACCGTTGATAATCTGGTACTTTGTATTGTCCGTTGTATCGAAAACAGGTGAGAACCAAGTTGTAAGGGCTAAATTATCGTCAATAGATTGCTTAGCTGGAAGAGCATAATCAATAGCTGTTATATCAGTTTCTACAGATGAAAGGTCATAATAATGCTTTGAAACAATCGTCCATCTGTTCTTTAAATCATAATCAACAATTTTAAGGTCAGCTGACGAATTAACTCTAACACCATCATCCCATTGGAATGGAGCAGACTTTAATTGCTGTGGGTCCGTTGCTTTAACCATCTCATCTTGAATCTCAGCTCCGAAGATTTCCTCTACACCCACCACTAAGTTTTCAAGCTCAGTTTCAACAGCTGGTGATTTTTCAACAGCACTTCTGTCTTGGTACTTAGCCAGCATTACCCTCCAGTATGTATGTTGTACATTAAATTCATCTGCTAAAGTAACAGATTTAACTTCATACATTTTATTATTGATAGGGAAATATAAGTAGTCTTTAGTTCTAGGTCTGTTACCTACACCAAATGCCTTTTCAAATTGATAATCTGTAATATGAATTTCAAAGTCTTCAAATCCCATACCAAAGATATCGTATTGCATTGCTTCGGTTGGAAACTCATTATCAGGTACTGAAACCTTTAATGGCTGTACATCAGCAACTGAGAACAGTGAGTACTCCATAAAGATAACATCTTTTGTTCTCTGGTCTGGCTCTGTTCTGTAGTACCTTACTTCGTGTCCAAAAAGGTCACTAGAAATCTCTACAAGCTGATTGTAAAGGTTATTGTTCTTTGTAAGTGCATACGGCTGAAACTTGTTGGCAGAATCCTCACATTCTATTTTAATGTTTGCACAACCAGAATAAGCGTATGGGTCAGCACAATCCACACAATATTGCGGACAAGCTTCTATAACACCATTAACGTCTTCAACTGTAAATGTAACATCAATAATAGTTAAAGAACCTGTCATTGATAAACGGTCAACTTCAGCCCTAATATCTAAATAAAGGTCTAACGTACCGTCGAAAGAAAGACTAAACAGGTCACCTGGATTAGCCGTTCTATTAAGTTCTGCAAACTCAGAATATTCTTCACCTGAATTCGACCATCTGTACTTGTATGTAAATTTATTGTTCTCATCAATATCCAACATGAAAGAAGC